TTTGTGTACTGCTCCCGTCTTGCAGTAAGATAGTGCCAAATCTCTCGAATTGGAACTTCTGGTAGTTGGTTAAATGTGTCATTTGTGTTTTGTTTCAACAAAAATACTACAATTAACAATACAAAGTGCAAAACTTTAAAATTTATTTTTGCAACAATAATGCAAATAATGTGGCTTATATAGGATAAAAGCACATCAAATTGTGCAGTTTATTACCAATTATGTACGCAGAAACGTACAAAGTCAGAAGTAAAATGCAGCCAAAAGTAGTAGTATTACTACCTTTTGTTGTACTAAAGTGAAACTTTATAGTAGCTTTTGAAAGTAAAGTTTGTCAGAACCCCCGTAAGAATATTCGGGTAAATAAAGCTTAAACCTGCAATCTATAAGGTTATTAGCTGAAGGGAAGTTGTCAAGTGTTGTGTATGTGATAGCTATGTGGCAAAAAGTAGATGCAGCCTTTAACCTGGTCTTAATCATTCGTCTTTGTATGCCCTGACCTCTATGTGATTTTTTAACCCACGCTCTATTAAATATGCAAATGCCTTTGGAATAAATAGAGCCGCAATAAGCTACTATTTCGCCTTGGTCAAGCATAACCCACCATTCACGATTGAACTGGAACTCGTCTGCGCAACCCTTAAAGTTTGGGTTGGTGTAATCTAATTCCCTTAGTTGCTCGTAGGTATCTCGGTCTAATATGTTGCCAAAGCTAAATATCTTTTTGAGGCGCATTGTGTATCTGTTCAAGTTTAGTGAGGTAAAGTATTGCATCTTGTAGTTCTTGCTTCAAATGTGTTATCCATTCGCCTGTAGATAAATCTTCCCTGTCCATTGTGCAGTTGTACTTCTTTTTACCTACTTGCTCACGGCTGCGCATATCCTCAATTACTAAGCTAAGTATTTTACTATCCATTTATTTGTCTGTTTTGCTATGTATCTTAAAACAAGTTTTACACTTGTATAATATTTTCTTTACTCCTGTTGCAGTTGTGCGCCTCATTTGTATAACTAAATCATCGCTCCCACATTCAGGGCAAGAGCCTCTGTCTTGACCGAATATAACTCCGTAATGTGTTTTTGGTTCTATGTGGTTTTTAAGTGCGTTAAATACTTGCTCTAATAAAACAACATCTTTTTGGCAGTACTTAATCATTTTAGCCATAGCCACTTTGTCCTTATGCAGAACAATGTCTTTCCATAAACTATATTCGGTTTTGATTTTAGTGCCAATACCTAAATAGTCAGCTATGTAGTTAAGCTTGTTGCTATTAAACCTAAACTTTTGCCTTGCTACCTTTAGCGTGTCGATAGTAACATAGGAAGGGAACATTTGTATTCCGTGAAATAGGCACCTGGTTCTTATCCAAGCCAAATCGAACTTGTCGCCATTATGTCCTATTAGTTCACTTGCCGTGTTTGCTACTTCTACAAACTTTTCAAGCATCTTCTTATCGTCTTGCTTACTATCCCATTGTAAAGAGTAAACTTCTTTTTGGTCTTCCCACTTATAACAAATGCAAATAATAGCACGTTCTTTAATTATGCTTTCGGTTGATATGTTTAGTTTATAACCAGAAGTCCAAAAAAAACCGATGTTGGGGCTTACCTCAATATCGAAATAGAGTCGTTGTCGTTTTGATTTTAGCATTGTTTATTTTTGGCTGAATTTATCTATAGTTGTAGTACCCATAGCAGCTATGCAAATAACCATTACGGCATCTACAAGCTTATCCGAAGGGGCAATCTCTTGATGTGTAAAGCTATTAGCTAATAAGGTAATGCAGATAAATAAAGCCGATAGTAAAGCAATTACTCGCTTTGTAGATACGCTACCTCTTTCGTCTGCTAATAAATTGGCTAACCATTTCATAGTATATATTTTATTTTAGTAAAGAATTGAATAAAGCGAATTTTGTTAATCTGTCCTCAAGTCCGTGTGTACCCCCGTTAATGCGCTTTGTAAGAGCAATAACATCTTCTTTGTCAGCACCGCCATCGCAAATTTTCCATAGGTTGTTTCTCTCAAAAAAGAAAGCAGCAGACATCAAAGGGTATTTTGTAGCCACTAAATCTGGGTTAGCTAAAATATCATCTTCAACCGATTTGTCAAACTGGGTGTAATTATCTTTGCCTGTTAATTGAATATAGCCACGACCTCTAAATTTCCACCCGTCTCCACTTGCTTCGTCTCCGTTACCCATTCTTGAGCCGTAAACCCTATTGGCTATTTTCTCAGGCTTCCTTTCATAAGCAAGTGCAGTAGCATCGTCTTTAAAGTACTTTCCAAAAATAGACCTTAGTCCTTTAGCACCATAGTTAAGATTTTCAGTAACGGCTTTGAAGTTACCGCTTTCGTGTGCGCATTGAGATAAAAAATGTGCTAACCTAATATTACTATTCAAGCCAAACTTTGCTTCAATATCTGGTATTTGGTCTAATACGTTTGCAGGTATCTTTGTTGATAATGCTTGTAAATTCATTTTAATTTATTTGAGAGTATAAAAATAATGTTAGCATAGCAAACAAAACTGAGTTAAGCCTATGAAGTTTTATTTCAAAATCTACTGCCTTCTCGTACTTCTCGTAGATAGCTATGTTTTTATAATACCTATTACGATAATCGTTTAACGTATCGTTTGCTATTTTATTGCGTTGGGTAAGTGTATCTTTTAAAGTAAGTAAATCAATGCGAAGGCTATCCCTTGTCTTGATGTTATACTTTATTAAGCTATCAATACTGGCTTCTCTTAATGCAACTAAATTGATAACGCTATCAAACGCAGCGTTTATTTTTTCGCCTTCTGCTTTACTAATAACAATTTTTTCCTCGCCACCTATTTTCTTAACGTATTGGGCGAAGCTTAAACTTGGTGCTATTAGTATCGACAGAATTAGCAGAATCCAATTTAGCTTTAACTTCATTTAGTTCTGTTTTTAATTCTTTAACTTCTTCCTTTAAAGTAACTATAGTTTCAACTGTCTTTGTAATTACCTTCTTATTATCTTCAGAAGCCATCACTTGCACTGAATCACTTTGAGCTTGGCTTTCTTTTACCTTGTCTTGCAACTCTTTGATTTTATTGTCGGCTTTAGTTCCGCAACCTATCAAAGCAACCAGTAATAAATACCGCATTACTTAAAGCTTTTAAGAGCCTTTAAGTCCATAGCCATTTCTAAACGAGCCGTACTCGCTGCGTTGCTGCTATCACTCTTACGCACCATTTCGTACAAAGCACCTATCTTTTCGTCTTGCTTTTCGTTACCCTTTGCATTGTCAATATAAAGGTAACTAATACCGCAAATACATAAAAATAGCATACCAACCACGGGGTTTTTGCTGAATTCTTTGAATGAAATTGGTAACGGATTAGCCGATACGTTTACGCTTTTTGCTGCTTTTGCCATATTATTTACGTTTCCAAAAGAATAAGATTAGCGTAATTATCAATATAAGCGCTATTAAAGCCTTATAAAATTCGCCAAAGGACTTATCCTTATTTTTAGTTATCTTCGAAATTTGGGTACTTTCTGTGCGATTTAGAGCCATTGAGTCCGTTTTGCTCTGCTTACTATCTGTCTGCTTATCTTTTGTACCCCTTGTATATGTTTCGGTGTACTTAGGTATTGTAACCATACTATCCTTAGTAAGCCACAAAGTATCGTAGTAAGTTATTGTCTTGGTAAAATATTCCTCTTTTTCTACTATTTTAGTTACGCTATCAAAAACGACAACACGCACCGAGTCAAAAGTTTTAACAACAGTGCTATCTAATTTCTCGGATGCCTTCTTTACTGAGGCGCACGAAGTAAGCAATAACGCTAAAAGTATTATTCTCATTTAAGTTTCTTAGTCATTTTCCAATAGTAACGGATAGCCATTGTACCTGAAACAATAGCCACCAAACTCGCCAACAATGTGAATAGTGGTTGAATATTTGTAATGCTAATAGTAGCACTAATCAAAGAAACGATTGTTGATTGGTCTGCTTGGTGATTATTTGCCATTATAGTTCTTCTTCTTCTTGTTTGTTAAATTCTACGCCAGTAACCCAATCTTGTAAGAATGTAAAGTCCTTAAGACCTTCTGGGTTCACCACGTTAATTATTTGAAATTCAAATTCTTTATCATTTAAAGCCTCAATATCTTTAGTCAGCTTCTTGATGCCTTCTTTAGAAAATTTGTACTCTCCTTTGTCCGTAAGCAATAAACAATCCTTTTCGTCGGTACTCGCATTGTCTAAACGTAAAATCTCAACTTCGGCTTGGTATGCTTCGTGATGTGGTTTTACTTTGTTGTAAATCTGCACTAACTTTTTTTGTGTCTTTGTTTCAGAGTTACCGATAACGACATTAATGCTGCTTACTAATTGTAATAGTTGTTTGTATTTCATACGTTGTTTTTTATTTGTAAAGATATATTAAGGATTTTGAAACGGCAAAGGCAAACTTACAATCTTAGGATTGATTTGGTCTGCAATCTGGCTATCTAAATTCTCGTCTAAAGATACTTGGTCAAGTCCTGCTTCTAACCAAGCGCATACCATTTCGTAGGTAACTTGGTCATAAGGTACGAAGTCCGCAGGGTCAGGAGACGGAACGCTTAAAGTACCATAAACTTCTGCGAAGTATGTCTTTTCGTTTTCTACTTGCTCCGCTTGGTATCTCCAATGTATTACGCAAATAACATCTGTTAAACCTTCTGCATCTTTAGGGTAACTGTCTAAAGAACTAACTACCCATTTGTAAGTTGTTGCCATTTATTTATTTTTTAATTGTTCAATTTGTGTTTGTTGTTCTTGAATTGCTTTTACAAGTACAGGTATTATTTTAGTATAATCTAACCAATATTGAGATTGTTTTTTATCTTCATTAGGAGTATGTTGTAAAATATGATATTGATTTTCTTTTACCCCTAATTCATTTAAAGATTTCTCTAATTCTTGAGCAATAAATCCTGTACTTAATGCAGTATTTTCATCATCTATTTTATGATTATATGATACAGGTCTCAATTTGTTAATAAGATTTAACCCTAAATCAAGATTATTAATATTCTTTTTAAAGTTTAAATCAGAAGGCAACGAATTTGCATTTGTAGAAATAGAACCTACTAAAGTTCCATCTTTATAAAATGTAATAATAGTTCCGTCTGTAGAAAGTCTTTGAGCCGTAATTGAATTTAAACTTGTTGCTTTAAATATAGATTGACCAACAGAAGCTAATTTATATCCATCATCAGTTGTAGTACCCACAAGCAAGTTCCCCCCACTTGTTATGCGCATACGTTCTGTAGCGCCACTTGTTGTAGCAAATATTAAAGCAGCATTAGAACCAATGTTCATATTAGTTCCGTCATTATACGCATAACCAATAGCAGTAGTTCCACTATTCCAAGTTATTTGTCCAAGTGTAGATGTAGCGCCACCAACTGTAAGAGTTGCATAGCCGCCTGTATTTGTTGGAGCGGTAGTACCTATACCTACGTTACCGCCCGAGGTCATTGTCATTATATTAGAACCGCCATATACATTGAATTGTAAGTTAGCTGCTCCTGATGGTGTTTGTAAAGAAAAGTATCTTACATTATCATCTCCTATTAAAAACTCTTGCGCTGCACTTCCGCTTGATAGCATCATTGAACTTGTAACGTGTAGTTTTCTTTGTGGCGATGTAGTACCTATCCCCAATCTCCCACTCGCATCTAACGTCATAGCTTGGGTAAAGGATATAGCGTTACCTGCCGTTCCTGAAGGAGCGGTTTTAAATAAAAAACTTCCGCTATTATTTATTTCTAATTGATTAGAAAACCCATTTTGAATGTAAGCATAAGCAGTACCATTATAAAATGAATTTCCTGCAATTACTTGAACAATATCATTAACCGCAGATATAGAAGTATTTTTAATTTGTAACGCAGTAAATATACTTCCCCACGCACTCGGTGTAACTCCTAATCCTAAATTGCCTGAAGCGTCAAGAGTTGCTCTTGTTACAGAATTCGTAAGAAACTTTAGTACACTTGAAGCACCAACCGCATCTATTCTTAATTCATTTGCAAGGCTATAAATTTCCCCATATAAAGTATTGCCAGTTTTTAAATCTATTACAGAACCATTTGTTCCGTTAATAGTTAAAGTGGTTAAATTAGTATAGCTTGAAGGTGATGCAGTATTTATACCAACATTTGTTCCATTTTCAAATATTGCACTATTACCTATTGTACTTGCACCTGTAAACTTAGGTAGGTAGTTAGTAGTACCTGTACCCGTTACTGGATTAGTTAAAGCGTTTTGTTTGTTGTTAAACGTAGTCCAATCGGTGCTTGATAATAAACCTTGTTGTGAACCACTTGCAGTAGCAATAGCTAAAGTAATAGTTCCACTTGTTGTAATAGGTGTTGAGCCAATAGTTACTCCGCTTGTTGCAGAAGATAATCCTACCGATGTTACCGAACCCGTGCCGTATGATGTGCTATCTACACTACCATCGGCTTTTAAAAATTGTGCAGATGTACCGCCCGACTTAACTAAAGTAGTTGCGTTTAAAGTGCCTATGATTGTCGCAGCGTTACCCGAACCGCTTGTCTTGTTTATGTATAAGCCTTCGCCACTACCACCCTTTGTAATATTTAAAGCAATACCACTACCGCTTGAATGTGTTACGCCAACAGTATCGCCACTACCAGAACTTGAAAAAGTACCTTTAGCAGCAATTAAAGTATGCGTTCCTAAATCTACGTTAGCCGTTGCGCCCGTGTAAGGAACGTAACCCGTTACACTTGGTATTTGAGAAGTAAGTGCTAAAGTTCCCGTTGCACTTGGTAGCGTGTATGTATTTGTTCCGTCCGTAATAGTTGATTCTAATCTAAGCTGACCTGTAAACCTGCCCGTTCCCGTTACGTCTAACTTATATGTATTGTTAGTATTGTTAATTGATACGTTACCAGAAGTATTTACCCTCATTTTTTCTGTACTACTTGTACCAATAATAGTAGCACCCGTTTGTGATATAATAACAAAGTCCCCTGCTACACCTGCCGAAACAAACTGCCCGTTAGTAGTTACAAGACCGAACTTAGCTTGGTATATAGAACCCGTTACCGCTTCGCCCATTGATACGCTTGGAGCATTACCGCTTAAACGTAAATGATTATCAGCAGTAGTATTATAAATCTCAATAGACCTTTGGGGCGTTGTAGTTCCAATACCTAAACGATTATTTGTAGCGTCCCAAAAAAAGTTATTAGTTCCCGTTACGCTATTCGCTCCGTTAAAAAATGTTACTTGCCCACTTGCACCCGAACCCGAAATTAAAGAAGTAGGGAACGTTTCTAAAGTACCATTGCCACGAATATACTGAGCCGTTGTTCCGTTAAAAGTTAAACCTAAAGTTCCGCTTGTAGTTAAAGGACTACCAGATACGCTTATCGCATCGCCACCAACTGTTAAAGCTACGCTTGTAACTGTACCCACCGCACCACTTGAACGCTGCCAAATAGTTCCGCTATAAATTACATAATCGCCAACCGCAAAAGTAATAGGACCAGCGCCAAAGTTTACAGTTCCTGCTACATTACAAATATAAACGTCTCCCGTGTCTCCCGTTCCGTTTGCAAGTGTAGGGGTGTTAGTCGCTGCGTTCCAAGTTCCTTTGTATTCCATAATAGAACTCGGTAACTGACTAATAGGAACTTTACCGCCACTATCCAAAGAAGCATAACCATTACTTACACCCTTTTCACTTCTTAATTGATAAGTATCTAAAAGTGCTTGTGAAGGGAATACCTCAGTGTAAGCACTGCCACTCCATAAGTATAGTTTCTGCGTGTCTTTAGCGCAATATATAACATTAATATCGCCCGTTGCAGGGAACGATGCAAGGTTAGTATAAAACGAAACTGCACCGCTAAATATCGCTCCTAATTGTGCAAGTGTAATCTTCTTACTTACTCCACTAATCGGGTCGCCTATAATAGTTAAATCGGTACTAACTGGTGCTAACTCGGTAGCTAATTGGTTAATTTTTTTGCCTATCATTCTGTATAATTATAGATGCTCGGAACTTGGCATCTGTCATTTAAGTAAGGTAATTCCATTGTAATATCAATCTTAACTCCTGCAAGATAATCGGGGTCGCTTTCAGTAAAGTAAGTCAAAGGTGCAGTATCGCCAATATCCCAAATAGCTTTAGGGTAACGTAACTGCGCAACTATGTCTTGACCTACTAAAGTCATATCACTAAGTACTTCGGTTTCGTTTGTCTCTTCCATTAACATTCTGTCCATAAAATAAAGGCTAAAATTATAAGTAATATTTTTAGCGTTTATAGTTGCACCTGTTAAAGTGTAGAACATAGCAGGGTAAGTAACCTCGCCATTAGACAAACGTTCCCACACATCACCGAAGTAAACAAAGTTAATTTGTTCGTGGTCGTTTCCGAGTGTTGTTATCTGCTTTGTGATTTGGTTTAGGCTCAGGCTCATTCTTAATTTTTTCTAAATAAACACGCAGTTTATTTTGGTTTTTTATTGTTGTTACTTTACTCATAATTAGCAATCACTACAACCTCTATTCCCTTGATATAATTCCTCGAAACTTTTACCTGCGCAGCAATCAAAATCTCCTAACCAAATGCTCGTTGTATAAGCATCATTCTCAGGGTGTATTGCATCAATGCCACTACCAGGGTTCAAGTACTCAGGGTAAAGTGTAGAATATTCTTTTAGGTATTTAATCATTCTTTGCTTGTAGAACTCCGCTCTTGCTTTGTATCTATTCGCCACATCAATCATATCTTGCATAGAAGGGTTCTCGGTATTCTCGCCGCCTTTTCTTAACAAGCCTTTGTTATAGAATTGATAAGACAATCCCATTGGCAACTCACTAAGTACATAATGCACTAAAGTATCTGCTATGTATTGGTCTAATAAAATAACCTCATTAGCATTTAAGTTGTTAGCCGTAATACCTGCTTGTAGTCGATTGTATAAAGCACTACCAAGCGCAGGTAAGATATACATATCTTGAGCCGTTTTAATCTCAGGTAATACAAGTTTCTCGTCTACGTTTGCGTGTAACCCAGACCTGTCTTTAATATTCTGTACGCTTATGAATAATGTGTTTAAGCTCATTTCTTATTTTCTTTTAACTATGTTTGAACGCCACTCGTGTCTGCAACTTGGAGAATGTGTATTTGTTCCTGGCTTAGTGTACCAACCGCCTCGCCTATCCCATACAGAATAGCCAAGCCTTGCACTCATTTGCTCAATATCGCTACGAGTATAAAACTTATTAGCAGTTACTAAGTATTTGCAAAAAGGTCTGCTTGTATCTAAATCGCTATCATTAAAACCTGCTTTCCACTCGTAAGTGTAACGAATTAAAATCTGCGTAGTTTGTGGCTTAATAGCTTCAACAATTTTACCAATAGGCGCAGTAAGTTCCCTTTCAATAATGATATTACTATCAATGCCTTTGCCTTGCTTTACTTCGCTTGTTTTAATAAACCCCTTTTCAATTAAAGTATCAATAACACGCTTAACCGCTCCTATGTCTTCTTTTAAAGTGTCAGCAATTACCTCAGGGGTAATACGCTTATCCTTAACAATTAAGTCCAAGATATTGCTTTGTAACTGAGTTACATCTGCAAACATTTCAAAGTCAGCATCGTCGCTAAATCTTGTCTTGCTTTTTATAACCTCATAATTACTTCTGTCTTCTCCAAACTCAAAGAAAACTTGAAAATCTTGTTCGCTAAATTCTAAATCTTCAGCACCTAACCAAGTAGCAACCTCTTCGTCGCTTAAAGCATAACCGCCTTTTAGCATTGAACTTGCTTGTTCCCTTGTTATCTTACCCTTGTTAAAATCACGAATAATGCGCTGCATATTTTGCCATTCGCGACCTTTCAATCCTTTAATATGCTCGTTCACACTTAAAGGACTTGCTGCCATTGGTTGCTCAGTTTCAGTAGGCAATCCGTATTTAGTAGGGTCAATACCTAACTTTTCTAATATCCATTCTTTAGGTGCTACTTCTTTAATCACGCTTTCGCTAAAGTCAATACCAATAGGGTCTACTGGTTGAAGTTTTAATTCCTCAGTTACCCCTGCATATTGACCAAGCATATTAAACACACCTTCAATCTGCATTTGCTTGTAGCGTACATAAGTGTTGTTAAATATCTCGTAGCTATCACGCATTTGTTGTCTGTTACCTAATTGACCAGGCACGGCAATACCGAACAAGTCAGGACTTGTAATTTGATGTCCAGAAAATATGTTGGTCTGAATTAACTCGTCTACTCTACTAAAATCTTCTTTAGTTAAATCACTCGCACCCAAATCGTCTACAATAGGCTTTCTTGCTGCATCATTTACAAACGCAAGTAAATACTTTTTGCCGTCTGCACCCGTATACATATTATCGAATTGTCTGCTAACAAGTCGCTTCTCCTCAGGACTTGGCTCTCCGTTTGGTAAGGTAATAAGTTTACTGGCAGAAAACCCTGTCTGTGCATTTCCTAAAACGTGTTTACTAACTTCAACATCACTTTCAATGTAATTAAGCGCACCGAAATAACCAGGAAGGCTATAAACATTCATTCCAGGTCTGTACTCTTTAACATAAAGTATCTGCACACCTTGAGGGTTAGCAGGGTTGAAGGCATTGTATATCTCAGCTTTTTCTTGGTTGCGTGTAGCTTTCCAATCTTCTTTGTACCAAAACTGCGTGTTGTCTTTGTTGGTTCTAATCTTTGTATAATCACAATGCCACAACTCAGCAACCTGTCCACCCATTACTGACCAAATAACTTGTATATAAGCACCACCAAATAGTTCTAAATCTAAAGCAACCTTTTTAGTTAAGTCGTTAAGGGTTTCCTCTCTATTAACCTTCTTAATCATATCTTGCTCACCTGCCCAACCATTACCGACAATGTAGTTAACCTTGCCACGAATGATAGCATTATGCTTTGCAGATTTGTTAAATAGGTCTAATAGGTATTGCGGATAGTCATTGTTTTGACCATACTGCATATAGCCTTCGCCTTTTTTCTCTTTATATTCTGGTTGCTTTGCTTCCGCAAATGTCAATACTTGTATTTCCATTATTGTCTAATTGTGAATGTGCTTGTTGTTTCGTATTCGGTAAATGATATAGTTGTACCCTCGAGTTCCATAATGCCGCTTTCAAGCAGGTTTAAGCCTGTCGGGTTTGTGTTGGTAGTACTTGTTTGCTCGTAAATTGTATAAGTGTATTGCCCGTTTAAAGCCGTATTAAAGAAGCTATTAACTACAATAGTGAACTCGTTGTACCTTTCCTTATATGCGCTTATGTCTGTATTGTTAAGCCTTACAAATTTGATTTCCGTATTTGTACTTCTATTCTCAAAAACAAATAGATAGTTAGGACTTGTCAAAAGCTGCTTCTCAGTCAAGGTAAGTATTATGTTTTGGGTTTGCCCCTTTATTAATCTTATCACAACTATAAATATAAAGTAATGCGATTGTTTGCAAAATAAAAAACCCCCGAACAATTAAGTCCGAGGGCATCTATATACAAAACCAAAACAACCTAAGAACCTGGAGTTGTTAAAGCTGCTGCTACACCTGATGCAACCGCAGGAGCCATAGCAGCTTCTGCACCTGTAAAAGTTAAAGTGTAACCGCTTCTGTCTCCCTCAGCCGTACCTGTACCTGAGTTACCTGCAGTAAGGTCTAAGCCTCTTGTTTTACCTAAGTACCAGAATAAGCCATTGTTATCTTTGGCAACTGCTACTAAAGTGTTTTGAGCCAATAACAAGATTTCGTTTCTTGTATTAGCTTGTAATTTGTTTAATACGATAGTTAATTCTGGAGCATAGAAAACAGTTCCGTTTTGTACGTTTGCATTGATATTCTCAACGATTTGAGAAGTACCTTTTACAAGTTCGTACTTGTAGAACTTTTTACCTGCTGCCTTAACAAGTGCGGTAATAACACCACTTGCTTCGGTAGTTGAGGTAACGTCTGCTGCTGCTGCAAAATAAACTTCGGTTATACCACCTAAACTGTCTTTACAATCTAAGGTATAATTTTGAGTTAAAGCGCAAGGCATATTTTAAAAATTAATTAGTTTAAAAAATGGGTAGGTGTATTTCAACCTACCCGATAAATTATGCAAGGATAAATCTAACTGCTTCGTCAGGGAATGCAATATTCACACCCATCTTAAACTCAGATACGAAACGTACTTGGTCAGCTTCTTTAGCGTAGAAAATTTCAAACTTCTCTTCCTCGTTCAATAAGTCAGTACCTAAGAACAAGTTAGATAAACGCATAGCGTAAACTTTGTTAGTTCCGTTAAGACCTGCAACTGCTACAACTTTGATTGTAGTACCAGGAAGTACGAATTCGCTATCAGCTTTAACATCAATTTGGTAATTGAAAGAACCGCTA